TTTCAGGCACTTACCTGGGAAACCGAAGACAAAGATGATCAACATTTAGTACATATATTTGGTAAGACGCAGAGTGGAAAATCTATATGTCTTACTACACACTTTGCTCCTTATTTTTTTATTAAATTACCTACTGATGGTTACGATAGACGTGCTGAGATATATTACGATAGTATAAGACAGGTTTGTCCTGGTTTAAAAATGAGTTACGATATACAATCTTCTATGGATGTTTGGGGATTTCAGAATAGTAAAAAATTTTATTTTATGAAACTTAATTTTGATACACTCGCGAATCGTCGTAAGGTTGGGTACACGCTGAAAAGACATTTGAAAATTTATGAATGGGTGTTTGATATCGTAAACGACGAAGAACTCCGACGATGGAAATTTACTGGTGAAGAGGTAAAATTGAAACTTTATGAGTCTAATTTGGATCCGGTACTTAGATTAATGCATATAACTGGTATTCAGTCAACTGGGTGGTTAGATTCTGGGAGTGATTGTACTGATACAAATTACGCAAATACTGACATTGATATAACATGTAGTAATTGGAAAAAATTAAAACCGGTCGATAAACCTGAAACTGCGCCTTTTGTAGTCGCATCCCTTGATATTGAATGTAATAGTTCGACTGGTAAATTTCCGGATGCTGAAATATTAGGCGATTGTTGTTTTCAAATTGCAGTTTCCCTGTGTTATTTTGGTACCGACGTTCCTTATAACAAAACCTGTTTTTGTTATAAACAAACGGATAGTGAGCTTGAAGGATGTACCATTCTAAGTTACGATTCTGAACGTAAGATGTTAGAAGCGTTTAGTGAATACGTAGTAAAAATGGATATAGATATAATAACTGGTTGGAACATATTTGGGTTTGATATGAATTATATAATGACACGAGCTAATAAGGTAGGGTGTTCGCCTGAATTTTATGAAATGAGTAAACTTAAGGGTCACACATGTGAGATGAAAGTGAAAAAATTGTCTTCGAGTGCACTTGGTGACAATGAACTTAAATTATTACCTATACCAGGTCGTTTCATTTTTGACATGTTTCACGAGGTTAAAAAAGGGTATAAACTCGATTCGTATAAACTCGATAACGTTTCTAAATTATATTTGGGTGATCAAAAAATTGATATGCCTGCCAAAGAAATGTTTGCTCGTTTTAGAGAGGAAGATCCGGTAAAACTACGCGAGGTTGCGGAATATTGTATAAAAGATACTTTACTTCCACATAAATTACTTTCTAAATTATGTACACTTATAAATCTTCTCGAGATGGCAAAAGCGACCTGGGTTCCGTTATGTTATTTAGTCGAGAGAGGACAACAGATTAAAGTGTTTAGTCAGTTAACTAAAAAAGCGAGAGAAATGGGGTACCTTGTTCCTACTATTGAGTGGGGACAGGGTCTCGTGGATGGATACGAAGGTGCGACTGTGTTAGAGGCACAAAAGGGTGCGTATTACACACCGATAACTGCCCTTGATTTTGAAGCACTGTATCCATCCATAATGGTTGGACACAATTTGTGTTATTCTACTTTGATAATGGACCCTGTGTACGAAAACAAAAATTTATACCCCGATTTAGAGATCGAGACGTTTGGAAATTACAAATTCGTACAAAATGTACCGAGTCTTATACCAAATATCTTAACAGAACTTAAACAGTTTAGAAAACAGGCAAAAAAAGATATGGCTAATTCGACGGGATCTTTAAAAGAAATGTATAACGGTAAACAATTGGCGTATAAGATTTCAATGAATTCTGTGTATGGTTTCACTGGTGCGTCTAAAGGTATTTTACCATGTGTACCTATAGCATCTTCGACAACAATGAAAGGACGTATGATGATTGAAGATACAAAGAATTACGTCGAGAAACATTACCCGGGTGCAAAGGTAAGGTACGGTGATACTGATTCTGTTATGGTTGAATTTGACGTCGGTGAACGTAAAGGTGAGGAGGCTATTAAATATAGTTGGGAACTTGGTGAACGCGCGGCAGAAGAGTGTACGAAACTTTTTAAGAAACCAAATAATCTCGAACTTGAAAAGGTGTATTATCCGTATTTTTTGTATTCAAAGAAAAGGTACGCGGCAAAACTGTGGACACAAGGTAAAGATGGTAAAATGAATATGGATTATATAGATGTGAAAGGTCTTCAACTTGTTCGTCGTGATAATACTCCTTATATGCGCGAAGTTTCAAAAGAGTTACTCGATGTTATATTGGAAAGTAACGATACGAGTACACCTAAAGCGTTAGCTTTACAACGGGCTGTCGAGTTATTAGAAGGTGACGTACCTAATGAAAAGCTTATACTTTCGCAACAATTGGGTGATTCGTATAAGTCTGATAATCTACCACACGTACAGGTTCGCAATAAGATGCGTGATAGACAACCTGGCTCTGAGCCACAATCTGGTGATAGAGTTCCTTACATTTTATGTAAAACTTGGGATCCTAGAGCAAAAGCGTATGAGAAGGCCGAAGATCCGAAATACGCGGTCGATAATAAAATGGATATAGATTACCCTTATTATTTTCTTAATAAATTTATTAACCCTATATGTGATCTTATAGAACCATTATTTGACAATCCTAAGGAAGAAATATTCGGGGAACTCATAACACGTTCTAAACCCGAAAAACGGAGTAAATTGTGTGATTACGATCCTAAACAGAAACGTATATCAGACATTTTTAAACTTAAAAAATAAAGTATAATGTATTATAAGAATATGGATATCACAACTTTTTCACAAACGATCGAGGTTTTTGAAAAAAATATGAAAAATCTAATAAAATACGAGCTCATTCACATGTATCGTAAAATATCTGAAAAATATAAAATACCGTTTGACGAACTTATTAAAAAATGTGAATATGTTTATAAAGACGAAGATGTACCATTTCCGAAAATGTTAGATATAAGAGAAACTGCACGAATTGAGTTTAGGTTAAGTAATGCTATCCATAATACAGCTATAGAAAGACTTGATATTATAAAATGTAAAACGATTGAACGTTTATCACAAGAAAGAAAAGGACTTATTAATATATCATCTTGTTTAGAGTATATAATTGATACACATACACGAGATTCCGGGTGTATCAAACTGTGTTGTGGGATATCAAATAATGGTAAAATATGTATGAAATCTGCTAAATGGACGGTAGGTTCGTATAAATTTTGTAAAAGTCACGCGAAAAGTTTAAAGATTGATGACGTCCCTGTTATTTCCAATTGGAGTAAAATTCAATACGAAGGTAATGGTAGTAGTTCATCTAATAATACATCCGATGACGAATGTTTACCACTACCTATTACAAAAACAGTTTTTAAATAAACTTAAAGTTTAATTGATAAAAATATATAAGATGAATAAATCAGATATATTATTAACTTCTATAGATGGTTTTTATAAAGAATCTAAAAATAAAGATGTATTAAAACAGATACTAAACAAATCGGGTGGTATATCTTTGAGAAACCTCGAATGGTTCATAACAAATTATTCTAAAAAAAATAATTTAACATACAAAACTAACGATGGAAAAATTTTCAGTGTTCACTGTGCCTATAAATCGAGCTTGGATGGTTATAGTAAAAAGTTATTTGATCCTTTTTGTAGAACAGATAAGATTACTTACATAATACCTGGTACATCCGACGAAATTCATACAACAGTTGCACAGTTAAATTTTATAAGATGGTGTATAAAGAATAATATAATCGAATATATAAAAAACAATAAAAATAAATTATTTAATAAGCACGTTTAATATATCCATTCTCAAACGTATAGGTTTGATAACCTACATAATAAATGTGTAAATTATAGTCTTCAGATAGACCATTTACCATTTTAATATCTAAAACAGTTCTGTTAGATTGTAACTGACTAAAATCCAAGCTTCCCGATGGTTCCACATTTACCGGATTCATCGAGAATGCAAACGTGTATATATTTCTTAAAGGTCTTGATAACCGAGACAATAATGGTGTGGTATATTTATAATATTTATGATCACTATCTTGAAACCCCGGAACATCTTCTCCATTTACAAAAATTTTAGCACTCGTCATGGGAGGATTATAAAATTCATTAGCAATTGAATACGTACTTTGTGTAGATAAATTATACCTATTATGAAAGTAGTATTTATTATTATCAGTTGAATTTGTAAAACCTGGTCCTCTCGGTATAGATTCGTTTTCGAATAAAGTTTTTCTAAAAAACCAGTTAACTGATTTAACCGGTATTTTAGGTACAAGTTCTATTTTTGTATTAGTAACACCCGAATTTATAAGGAGAGAAGGATGTTTCTGTACTATATCTGTAATAAAAGTTTGTTTTTCATTTTTCAAATACATACGTTCTGCGCTTTCAATTGTTATCTCCTCTGTAACAATGTTAAAACTACTCAGTGATAAAGTAGAAGTATCGTCGGTAAAGAAATTTTGTGGGAAAAATTCAATATCAAATTGTATTTTTTGTTTATGTATAGCACACGTTGGAAAATAGGGTCTATTTGGTTTATTAGTTTCATATTCATCATTTTCGTATTTTCTTGAAAAAAATAAAGGTATCGGAATAAAAACTTTTGAATTTCGTATCGCCAAACTCTTATTCGCTATAGCAGTACCCTGTGCTAAATTTCTGTTGATAGTGTATCTTAAAGTTCTTTTTTCTGATTCGTCTAAATAAAGTTCATCATGAATTATACCCCAATCTGCATGAAACTTTTCTATAACGAGTTCATCTACACGCATAGTGACAGATTTTATAACATGTCTACCAATTTGGTCAGAAAAGTTAAAATTAGGATTAGAAACCGCTGGTAAATCAAACGAAATGTACATATTTGATAACAGATCACCCATATTCCTCGGGTTAAGTGTTACGCTAACATTTTGATTAAATGGCCAATTTGACGAAGCATTAGATGGTTTATTAACAACAGTACTTTTATGAAATTTTGTAAAATTAGAATGTCTTTTACTTTTATTTGTAAAAAAAGATTTAGTCTGATCATTTTCTATCAAATACGTATCCTGTTTACCTATCGCATTCAGTGATATTATAGACCCTGTATTTGGACCACTGGTATCGCACATACTACTTATTATATATAATTTTTTAAATGGAGTTATACACGATCATTGGTCTATTTTTAAAATTTTTGGAAACATATCTGTACAAACTTTGATACCAAAATAACATATCTTTTGTTGTTAACGATAAAGAATTATCTGTTATATTTTTAGTTTTACCTATCTCTCTTAAAAGCAATTGTCTTTTACTTGGTTTTTTAAGGGTTGTAAAACAGGAAAAACATACACGTTTCAATACATTTCCGTAAAACTTATAATACGTTTCGTTGTTGTATAACCATATTGGGTTAATACGTCTATATTTCCTAATAAGTTCGCGAACCTCATAATTATTCGACTTAATATAAGGCTTCAAAGGTGCGTTACAATTGAAACAAAATCCTTTACAATTAATGTACATAAAAGATACATTTATTATTCTTTTATGTATTATAATGAAATTGTACAACCCGATGGAACTCATTGTATAGGTATAAATTATGAAGAAGAAAGACCTTCTATATTGGAAGTGTTATCTAACCCCGAAATTCAACAACAAGTACGACAACCTGATTATCAAATATTCGAATTGAAAATTGTACGTTGGTTAAATTTGTTTATTATTATAAGTAGTGCATATTATTCACTCGTATATGATAACATGATATCTATATCTAATTGTATTGCATGTGTATTACCATTACATAGTGTTCAAAATAACAATCTGTACGGTATTATCGTGTACACTGTATATATTATGTTTGCTATGCTGTTAACAACATTTTTGGGTATATATGAATATTTATGGTATTATGTTATTTGTAATTCTATAATTATATGTATTTTTATAACCTCAGTTATGAAATATATAATATATATTAGGAATCAAATCCAAACTCAAAATGAACATGTTGTATGAACAAAAAGATTTAGATATTGCTCGAGGTTTATACAAAAACCAAGAAGAAAAGTGTGAACGTTTTGCGAGAAGTATTCATAAACTTAGAGAGTCTCGTAAAAAGTATGACGATAAGAGAGAAAAGAGTAAAATAAAATTTTTAGAAGTAGTCCCGGAAAATATAATTCACAATAGAACGAAAACTGTCATATGCTGTGCGACAACATTGTCTGGAAAAAGATGTACCTTTAAAGCATCGTGTGGAAAATATTGTAAAAAACATTCTTCTAAAAAATAAATATATTGTAATAGTAAATGTTAGACCAGGAAACACTCAGACCTGTTATAATAGGAATGGCTCTTTACCTCGCTATTTCTCAAATCGTACCAGAAATTTTAAAAAAACCAACTAATATTAAATTTATAGATGACATTGTCGCCATGCTTATAGCCCAAAGGGGATCACTCACTTCCGGGGCTATTTTGACCGGTATGATTATTCTTGTTACCAATTACATTAACGACGAATTCTTGTAATACATTTTCTTTACAAGTCAACATACGAGTTTTCGGATGGTCCATATACCTTAATTTCTTGTTATATGCATCCTCCATAAATTTTATTAGCTGATCTACATTGGGTTTGCCCCATTCCATACCAGCTTTGTATAAAAAATCATCTTTAGGTAATTTCTGAAGTTCACAGTTTATCGTATAAGGCGTTTCTATATATTCTGATGCACCTCCATAATCTGTTATAATAACTGGTTTATTTCTTACCGCCGCTTCTACTGCACCCATACCCACACCTTCCGATGATGAAAAACTTATATAACAATCGGATTTATTGTGTATATCTTCCATATATTCATCTGGTAAAAGATCATTAATAATAGTAACATTTGGTATATTGACTTTAAACGGGTATTTACACGTTGCTTTAACAATTAATCGAGTATCAGGTTTATTTAATCGTATAAAACATTCTAATATTTTATTAAAATTCTTACGTGGATCGTATACGTTACCTATATGATAAAATGTATAAGGTCTCTTATCAGGTATATGTGCATGCAATACGTAAAAATGTTTAGACGGGAACTGTCGTGTAAATACTTTTTTACAATATTCACTTGGTACGGCAATTTTATCAAATAAATCAAAAAGCTTACCATAATCTTCATGAACCGTCTCGGTTTCGCAGACGGTCATACACGTAACATTTTTTATTTTTCTTTTAATTTCAGGTATTTTATCCAACCAATATTTTACAGGAAGTGCGAATATAAAAGCACTATCGGATTCGGGTATTTCCTGATTTATTTCAATATATTTAGTGTACCCAACTTCAGGGAAAATATCCATATATTTTTTACAATGTTGCCCAATTCCACTCAGGAGAGTTGGACCAATGAATAACATTTAGTATAAAGATAATATTTCTTTTATATATATTACGCGATGGAGTTCATCAGAAAACAAATTGATACAGAAATTCAAAAAGGGAAAGTTAGACCAGATGCCATTTATGGTATACTTCAACAAATTATCGATCACATCGAACCACCAGCACCAGCACCAGTCGCTAAACCAGCACCAGCACCAGCACCAACCCCAGCACCAGCCGCTAAACCAGCCGCTAAACCAGCAGTAAAGAAAATTGTTTCACCAACTAAAAAAGCTCCAGTTAAAAAAGCTGAATAAATTTAAAACCTTTGTTGTACAGACATTGGTACCTGCATAGGTGTAGGTACATTTTTACGCTTTAATAGATAAAATCCACTTCCAAATAATAGAATTACTGTAAGAAGGTAATAAAGTGGATATTTTTTCTTTTTTTCTTTTTCCATTTTATCAATATCCTCCTTATCTGGAAGCTTTTTAACATTTACGTTAAGTTCATCTATCTTCCCGATAAGTTTATGTAAAGCCTCAAGAATTTGAACTTCTTTGTTTATAGGTTTTTCTTTTACGTCTATTGTCGTAACTTCTAATGTCATGAACCATTCCGAATCGGGTTGTAGTTTTACATAATCACCATCACCCTGTTGTTCATATATTTCAAAATCGAGTTTTTTAATCGATATAGGGTTAAATAAAGATGTCGGTCTATTAAAAGATTTCCACTGTTTATCGTGTAGTTTTAAATTACTAGAACCGTCAAATGATCTTTCCAAAGGTATGCGTGCAAACACTTCACCCTTTCGTTCGTTTAGAATCTGTGCAACTTTTGGTACGTCTTCGCATATAATATCTAGGTATTTTGCACCATTAGATGTACCAGAACTACTTGTACCTACCTGTGTTACATAAAAATCAACAACCTTTAAACCACATACCTTACTTATATCGGTTATATGTGTATTAGATGAAAGTTCGAGGTTAAAAGAAAAGGTATTATTTGTACCTGTAACAAAATTTGAATCTATTGTTATATACTGAATCTTTTTAGGTAACTCCTGGAGTGAAACCATATTATAATTAGTATATAAAAAAATAAACATAAATAATAGCATGTTTTCGTTTTACTCTAGTATATCTCGCTTATTGGGTTCAAATACACAAACATTAAAACCAACAGAATCTCATGTATCATTCCACCCAGATGTTATGAATAAAGAAAATATATACTCTGATATGATGTTATCACCAAATTTTTCTACGAACAAGATTGTATCAAAAAATGATACCGGTGAGATTGTTATTTTAGAATATTTGAAACATGATAAGGAATTTGTTCATTATAGACCTAAGTATTTCAAATATAAATAAAGAAATAAAAACAATAATAGATAAATGAAATGGACTACATGCACTTACACACTCACGACTACAAAATCGCTTTCTGTCAAGCGACAAATGAACTCTGTGAAGACGTTCAAAGGATTATATGGGAAAAATCTCAAAAATACGAATACGAAAACCTTGTGTGTCCAGGAGCCCCGGAAAAACAATTACGAAATACACGATTCTCAAAAGAAAGACTCGAAACTTTGGCCAGAAAATGGAAAGAAAAATGGGGAGAGCCAACTTTATCAACGTATGAAAACACTGGCATATGAAGAGTTTTGTTACGACGATTTTAAACGTGAAGAATACGATTCGTATTCATTAGTTTTATACAGAACAATGTTGAATGAACTAGAATACGAAAGGCGTAATTTGAAATACATAAACCTTTTCGGTGAAAAATGGAGAAAAATGTCTAGAAAAAAAGACAATTTTACACACGAAGATAGATTAACTGAAATTCAAGTTCGTATATACGAATCAGTTAACAGATGTGAAGAATTTCTCAATAAAGAACGCGAATTTAAAAAAAAATATTTTAACGATGAAAATATTAACATCGATATCACATATTAGATACTTAAACGAATAAATTGTAATGTATAGTAATTAATGTTAAATATAATAAACCCTACACAAAAAACACTTAGAATTTCGTGTCCAGTTAAAAGAAAAGAAGGTATAGCAGAATATGAACAAATAAAGACTAAAATTAAAAAAACGACTCTGAGATACGGAGCTGCGATCTCGACGTACCATTTTATTTTTCATACACCTGTTGATGGTATATCTGCAAGTTTAGGTACAATAGCATCGTGTATATACGTAGATTCGCTTTCATCTTACGTCGATAATATTGGAAAAACACCGGGTTTAAATAAAAGGTTATTAGTACCTACATTTCTTGCTTTAGGAGAATCGGTATGGAATTCCTCGAGTTTACCTTTTGATTTTAACATGGGTGCGACACTTTTTGGATTCTTAGCGTATAAAATGGCCTTTTATCAAATAGTCGCAGAGGAAATATTAATAGCTAATGAAGACCTAAGTGATATAGATAACATGTAAAATATAAAAAATATAAAAATGTCTGTCTTTTATCAATTGTTAAAAAATACCACTGATCTTGAACAGGTCGTGGAAATGGATGAACTTTTCTCTACTATCGCAAGTGATGGGAAACTGGATATGGAAATTTGGGGTCTTAAACCCAATGAAGATTTCCCTATTGAGTGTAACCCTAAGGAATTCAATTATATTGGTTACATTGGTTTGAGTAAAATCGAAGACCGTGACGATATTCGTTTCATTGAGTTTATTCACGAAAACAAAGGGTGTAGTGGTATTATTGAACCATTTATCGATATGGTTTCGAAAAAGTTATCTACAAATAAAAAAGATACGATTCTTATTCCTCGCGTTGTTCGTAGCAATAAGAGTGATTTCTGGACTAAATATTTGAGTAAATACTTTACCGATATTAAATCGGGTGAAAAATTTATTATGAAAAATAAATTATCTCACAAAGATTTACATTGGAATGAGCTTACAAAAACTTTACCTTCTAAGCCCGATGAAACTGTGAACGAAGACTCACAAAACACCATGGTTAAATAAAATGTAATCATACTTAAACAATTAGACTTTTAATATTATATATACAAACACAAACACAATGCCTTATCTCACACAAGAATTATTAAAAAACTGTACGTCCCTCATTAAACTTAACCATTTAGGCGATCTATGTTCCGATCTTTGTGGCTATAATACAGAAGTTTATGGTCTAAGAGCGGAATTTGGGTACCCGGAACATTTAATTTCAAAAAACAATAAAAATTACATTGCATACATTGGTATTCACAAAAAAAAAGTAAAAACTTCTTACGGTGAAGCACATTTCGTCACATTTTTTCACGAACCTAAAGACTATAGATCTGAAAAAGAAATTGACGTTGTAAACTACATGTATAATATTTATATGGATGAAAAAACGGAAGAATTGTTTGAAGATGATAACGATTCTAACGTTGAACTTTTTCCGTATAAGATAACTCGGAATAAACTTGGTTATTGGAAATGGTTATTTGAAAACGATTGGGGTGTTTCGGATAAAATCGATTTAGACAACTTAATCGATGATTATGAAATCCAAGGGTATGTTAAATGGGAAGAACTTTACGATATTTTACCTGAAAATATCGATGACGATACCATTCACGATTTCGAGAGTGAAGATGAAGAAGAAGAAATCGATAGCGAAGACGAAGAAACGGATGAAGATATCGAAGAAGGTGAAATTTTGAGTGAATACGAAGCTTAAGTTAAAATAAAATAAAAAAA